CTAACTTAGTCGGTACGTTCCTTAAAAATAAAGCTTCTGAAAAACAAGCAGTACATGAGTCTAAGATGCGCCGTATTGAAGCGGATGCAGACTGGGAGACTCAGCAAGCTGCTGCTTCACAGTCCTCGTGGAAGGACGAGTGGTTCGCCATTATCCTTAGCCTACCTCTAATAGGTGCTTTTATCCCCAGTATGGTGCCCTATGTACAAGAAGGTTTTATTGTTCTTGGCTCTATGCCTGATTACTACAAAGGTTTCCTAGCGGCTGCTATTGCTGCTAGCTTTGGCATCAAGAGCGTATCTGCTTGGGGCAAGAAGTAAATGCTAAACTTTGATTTTTCTGGTATAGCAAACCTACGAGAAAATCCTTTATCTTTAGAAGATTTTGGTATAGACCCTGACTTAGCTGGCACTCCAATAGATTTAGGGTTTACTCCTATATACTCCATATCTCCCGGATCTGGCGCTACTACTCTGACTAGTGGCATTGAAAATTATCAAAAATCTTTGAATACCGGGGCCGACTACTTTAAGATTGATGACGTTGACAAAGTAGACGATTTTTACGATAATCAATTTACTTCCAGTATTATGGGCATGACGGCTAGCCCTAGCGATTACCTTGCACAAGTAGATTCTCCTCAGTACCTATCAAACTTTAATGCACCCCCTACACGAGAAGATGTTGCTGATGCGTGGGGTAAAATTCTTATTCCAAGCAACGCTGCCGATACCGCTGCTGCGCTCAGCGAACATTATGGGTATGTAATACAGCCTAAAGATCAGTCTCTAGGTAACTTTGGCGGTAATTTAGGAACCCACACTAGTAGTTCTAAAGAACAACTAGAGGAATTTCACTCTCTTGTCGAACCTATACTTGAAGAACAAATACCTTTTCTACAAGTAACTGAGGGACTAAGCTACCAAGACGCTTTACTTGAGTCTTACAACAGAGATCCCATGCTTCAGGCACTATATCAAAAGTATGGTGTTACTCCTGTAAGACAAACAAAAGATGGTTCTACTTATCTTTACGATCCGTTTTCCTACAGCGAAATACGAACAGTAGAAGTAAAAGATACGGGTGTTCAGGATGCCCTAAAAGCTGTTGCAATTATGGTAGCTACCGCAGGCGCTGGTAGTGCTTTGGGCGGTTATCTTGCCGCCAGTACGTCTATGTCAGTACCCCTAGCTAATGCAGTTGGGTCTGCTATAGCTTCTGCTGGAGCAACGGCAGCTACTGGAGGAGATACTAGTGACATCCTACGTTCCGCTGTTTTAGCAGGCGCAGGCGGGTACGCAGAGGGGCTAGAACAGGTAGCAGAGGCATCACAGGCTTTAGCTGGAGCCGGTGCATTTTCCGCGCAAAGCGGTCAGTTAGCAGCAGAAGCAGCAAAGGCTGCAAAAGATTTAGAAAGATTTAACAATGTTGTAAAGACAGCTAAATTTGTAGACGCTGCCGTAAATGATGATGTGCTTGGTGGCCTTGTAAATCTTTATGGAAAAGAATTTACTGGAAAGGCTTTAGATAAACTAGGGTTAGATCAAGAAACATTAGACGCTAAGTATGGCGGCATACAACGCGATGATATGACTGCCGGTCTTGTCAAAATGCAACAACGCTTAGCGGGTGGAGCAGGCTTTGAAGATGCGTTAATGGATGGCTTTGGTACTTATATTCGAGAAGGCGGTACACTAGGTTTTGATGTAGATACTCCCGAATTTATTGAGCAAATCGGAGACGCTATTAAAGAAGCGGGTAGGCAGTTTGATGATTCCATACTTCAGCCGCCAAAAGAGGTAATTGAAGCACTATTATCTTCTCTACCAGATAAGACTCCTGAACAAATAAAAGCGATTGAGGACTACGTAAGAACAGTAGGTTCCAAGGCTGAAGACGTAGCTAGAGAAACAGTTGCAGTTGTTGATGAGCCTATTCAAGAAGCAGGACAGGCTGTAGCAGAAGTTGCTCAAGAAGTTAAAGAGCAAGCTGAAGAAGTATACGAGCAAGTTGAGCTTCCTACAGGCACAACTCCTGAAGCAGGATCAATGGGTTTTTCTGGTGTAGATGCAGATTTAGGCTTAGACATGCCAAACTTAGATTTTACTCCTTTTGAAGTATCAGAGTCCATGCTGGGGGATTACAAAAAACAGTACACTACTCCGGGTCTTTTGCAAAGAAGAAAACTTAGAGCTTACACTACCCCCGGTATGTTTAGAGGAATGATATGAGTACCAGTTATTTAACAATAGTAAACGAGGTACTGCGTCGGCTACGTGAAAACGAAGTATCTGCTATAGCTAACACAGCTTACTCTAAAATGGTAGGTGACTTTGTAAACGATGCTAAGCGTATTGTAGAAGATTCACATGACTGGTCTACGTTACGAACAACTATTGTTGTCCCTACGGTAGCCGATACTACAGAATATAGCTTGACAAATGCTGGAGAACGTGTTAAAATATATAGTGCTATCAATGACACATCAAACTTTTTTATGCGCTATGAGTCACCTAACTGGTTTAATAACGCATATTATATCTCTGGTGAAGTCACGGGCACTCCAGACTCCTATACGTTCAGTGGTATAGACAGTAATGAAGACACTAAGGTACAGGTGTATCCTAAGCCTGACGCAGTGTACTCTTTACGCTTTGACCTTATTGCAAGAGAAGCTGAGTTATCTGGCGATACAGACACTACAGTGTTACCTAAGAACGCTATTATCCACAATGCTGTAGCTTTGTTGGCTAGAGAGCGTGGTGAGACAGGCGGTACTACTTCACAGGATTATTTCTTAATTGCAGACAAGCATTTATCGGATGCTATTGCAATAGATGCCTACAAGAATCCTGAAGAATTTATCTACAGAGTACCCTAATGGCTGAGCAACGTCAAAACATATACATAGGTGCTCCCGGCTTCAAAGGTCTTAACACACAGGACTCTCCTGTAACACAAGACCCTGCTTTTGCGTCTATCGCTGAAAATGCTGTTATTGACAAGTTCGGCAGGATTGCAGCGCGTAAGGGTCTAAAGAAGCTAACAAGCAGTGCTACACCTTTAGGGTCTAGTATTGGCATAGAGACTATCTTTGAATACATAGACGAAAGTGGCGACAAGGTTGTATTTTCCTCCGGCAACAATAAAGTATTTACAGGGACATCAACACTTACGGACGTAACTCCTTCTGGCTATACACCTACAGCTAATAACTGGAAGATAGTTAGTCTTAACAACCATGCTTACTTTTTTCAACGTGGTCACGAGCCGCTAATATATACTGATGAGTCTGGATCTGGTGTCTTAGATAACATTAGCGACCATTCACATTCCACAGGCACTGCACCTCAAGGTAATGAAGCATGTGCAGCTTTCGGTAGACTCTGGGTAGCTGATGTTACTGGTAATAAACATACTTTGTTCTTTAGTGATTTACTTAACGGTCACGCTTGGACAGGGGGTAGTTCAGGATCACTAGACTTAACTACTGTTTTCCCTGAAGGCTTTGATGAAATAGTGGCTGTACGAGAGTTTAACAACTTTTTAGTTATCTTTTGTAAGAGAAGCATTCTATTGTACTCTGGGGCTTCGTCTCCTTCTAGCATGACATTATCTGATGTTATTACAGGCATTGGTTGTATTGCTAGAGACAGCGTACAGGCCATAGGTACAGATTTAATTTTTTTATCTGACTCTGGACTGCGTAGCTTAGGTAGAGTTATACAAGAAAAGTCTAACCCTATAGGTAACGTGTCTAGGAATGTAAGAGACACAATGATGCTCGCTGTTAACAATGAGACAAACAACATCAAGTCTGTTTACAGCCCAGAAGAATCTTTTTATCTTTTGTTCTTACCAACGTCCTTAGAAGTTTATGTGTTTGACATGAGAGGAACACTAGAAGACGGTAGCTACAGAGCAACTATATGGGCAGGCATAACTGTACTTTCTGGCGCTAGACTTGCAGACGGTACTTTGTATTTAGGCAATGCTAAAGGTATAAACGAGTACGATGAGTTTCTGGATGACACAGATACTTACGTAATGAAGTACTTTACTAACCCTATGTCTTTTGGCGATCCTTCCAGAATTAAGATGTTGAAGGAAATATCCTTTACAGTCATAGGCGGCTCAGGTAGTCAAGTAGTTGGCAACTGGGCTTATGATTATACGGAAGGTTACAGTAAACAGGCGTTTACAGTAGCCACAAGTTTAATTGCTGAGTATGGTGTCTCTGAGTACAATGTTAGCACATCGGAATATAGTGCAACTATTGTTATTGACGTAGCTAGAGTAAAAGCTACAGGCTCAGGTAAAGTCGCTACTATCGGTATTGAAGCAACAGTTAACGGTGGTGCTTTATCCATTCAAGAGTTAAACACTGAAGCAATTTTAGGTAGACTAATTTAATGACTAATTATACAAAGACAACGAACTTTGCAACTAAAGACACTCTGCCTTCCGGCAATGCCAATAAGATTGTTAAAGGCACAGAGATTGATACAGAGTTTAATAACATTGCAACTGCTGTAGCAACTAAGGCAGACACTGCTGGCCCTACGTTTACTGGTACTACTACATTTGAAACATTGTCAGATGGGACTATCTCTATCACTGCTTTTGTCGATGAAGACAACATGGCATCCGACAGTGCAACACTTCTGCCTACACAACAGTCAGTCAAAGCATATGTAGACTCTCAGGTTACTGCACAAGACTTAGACTTCCAAGCAGACTCCGGTGGTGCTCTAAGCATTGACTTGGACTCAGAGACACTTACGTTTACTGGAGGCACTGGTGTAGACACAAGCGGCTCTGGTAACGCTGTTACGTTTGCTATTGACAGCACTGTAGCTACTCTAGCAGGCACACAGACGCTAACCAATAAGACACTTACCTCGCCTACGCTTAACACACCTACTATTGGTACTTCGTTTACTATTGGCTCCGCTACAATTACTGAAGCAGAACTAGAGATTCTGGATGGTGCTACAGTAACTACAGCAGAGCTAAACATTCTGGATGGCGTTACAGCGACTACGGCAGAGCTTAACTACGTCGATGGCGTTACGTCAGCCATACAGACACAGATAGACGCTAAAGCGCCTTTAGCATCGCCAACGTTTTCCGGGACGGTGACTACCGCTGCAATAACCGGCACGTCTGCAACTTTTACCGTAACTGATAATTCAGACAATTTATCTTTGGTTAGCAGTGATACTGACGATAACTCTGGCCCGAATCTGCGAATGTATCGCAACTCTAGCTCTCCCGGTGATAACTACGCTCTTGGTCAAATAGACTTTGAGGGCAAAAACGACGCCTCGCAAGACGTTCGCTATGGCTTTATAAGCGCCAAAATTAGTGATGCTAGCGATGGCACTGAAGATGGACAGTTACGCTTCTTTACGATTGCGGGTGGCACAGAAACGCAAACGATGACTTTAGATTCAGGCAGAGTCGGCATCGGGGTTACTCCAGAGGCTTGGACAGTATTCAATCCAGTTTTGCAAATTGGACGAGGTGCAATTGCGGGGTCAAGCAATACTAATATCAGAATTTTCAGTAACACATATTATGATGGAGCGTATAAGCGGATTGCTACTGGAGCAGTATCGAAATACGAACAAGCAGACGGTAATCATATTTGGTACAGCAATCCTTCTGCCGCAGCAGACTCCACCTTTACCCCAGATGAGCATATGCGACTAGACCCCAGCGGGAATGTCGGCATCGGGGTTATCCCTGATGGAGCATTGTCATTAGAATCGCCAAGCTACACCGCTGGCGGTATTGCTAATGGGATTCGTTTTCAAAATGGGAACAACACTGCTGACGCAATCATACAAAGTTATTACAGTGGCACATCTAGTTCTGCGCTCCTTCATGGCGTCAACAGCTACTTGTCGACCGGGGCTGCGTTCACTGCAATAGACACAAACAAGCCTAGTTCCTATTTTTTACAAAATACTAACGGCTCATTCGATTTCGGCAGTGCCCAGACAGGCAATCCAAGCTCCAAGGTAACGATTGGCACCAGCGGCAACGTCACTATCGGCTCTGTTGCTTCTGGCGTGGCCACAGCTACACCCGTTGAGCTAAATCTAGGCAGCACTTTTGCAAATTCAGCAGGCAGTCTTAGCAAAGCCAAGTTAAAAATCTTTGAAGATTCTTCTGGAACCGTGTACGGACTGTCTGTTTCTAATGGGTTAATGGAATTTGGTGCTCCAAGCAGTGCGGGTTTTGCGTTTTTCATAAACGAAGATGAAAAGGCACGGATCGACTCCAGCGGCAACTTGTTGGTGGGTGACACAAGTTCGTCATTTCCGACAAATGTACAAGGTGTCAAAATTTTTACAGCCAACATAGGAATCAGCCATAACACTTCCAACAATTCTGGCGATTCATATGTGCGATTTGGTTATAGCACAAACACTATTGGATCAATTACGCAAAACGGAACTACGGCTGTTCTCTACAACACCTCATCAGACCAGCGCCTCAAGGAAAACATCGTAGACGCACCTTCTGCTTCTGATGACATTGACGCTATTCAAGTGCGTTCATTTGACTGGAAGGCTGACGGGTCACACCAGAAGTACGGCATGGTTGCTCAGGAGCTACAAGGCGTTGCACCGGAAGCAGTATCAGCACCTGAAGATCCTGACGAAATGATGGGCGTTGACTACTCAAAGCTAGTCCCAATGCTCGTCAAAGAAATTCAATCGCTACGCGCCCGCGTAGCACAACTGGAGCAAAACTAATGGCTACATGGACTATTTCACAACTAGAAAGAAACACGGCAGACGGCGGCGTAATTGTTGCACACTGGCGAGTAACTGAAGAAGAAACTGTAGGTGACGTAACTTACTCAGCATCTTCATATGGCACCTGTGGGTTTACCCCAGACCCTGACGCTGAAGACTTTGTTGCTTATGACTCTCTTGACGAGGCTACAGTACTTGGCTGGGTTCAAGCAGAAGTAGATCAAGATGCTATTGAAGCTAGCTTGACTGCTAACATTGCAGAGCAAAAGACACCTACAACCTCTACAGGAATGCCTTGGTAATGAAACAAGAGCAAACGCAAACACTTGACTTAGCTTTAGAAGCACTAGAAAAGATT